GATAAGGCGGTGAGGGTGGGGGAGGTGGTGGAGCTGAGGCATCCCGTCATGGAGAAAATGTGTCCATACTGTGAGCGGTCATTCAGGGCGAGCCTATACACGGCGGCGGAGAATGAGGACGGAGAGGAGGAGTCGCAGGCGTGAATTGCGGACTTGACAGAATGTCAAAGTCGTGCTAGTGTGACCGAAAGCGACCCTCTACGACGGTTCAGGACGAGGAGGGACGGGAGAATGACGTTGGGTCTGCAAATAGTGCTGATGGTGTGGGGAGCGGTGTGTTTGGCGCTGTTCCTGGTGGTGGTGTGGTTCGGCATCAAAGGGGCCTGGAGAGGCCTCCTGGAGAGAAGAAAGCGAAGGAGGGTCACATGAGACGGAAAGTTCTGAGGCTGGTCCTGCCGGCGACGCTGCTGCCCCTTGTTGTGGGGCTGGCTGTCGCCGTTTTTGTATGCAGCGCAGTGGTTTTCGCTCAGGAAGCGGCCGGGGTTGCGAGCGGCGGCGGAGGCTGGACCGTCTGGGGAATCATCTCAGGCATACTCGTGCCGCTCCTGGGTGCCCTCTCTGGTTTCCTAGGTACGAAATGGCGCAACGTAGTAGCTTTCCTGATTGAGCTGGCCGAGGCAATAGTGGCCCTGGGGCTGGCCCTGTTGGCAGTCGGCAAGTTCATGGAGCATCCCGAGGAGTACAGCGAAGAGGACCGCAAGCTAATCTGGCAGAAGGTCCTGGACGTTCTCACCGAGTTCAACCAAGCTATCGAGGCGGGCACGAGCCTGTGGAGGAAGAAGACGCATGTGTACAGTTGAACCGGCCGCATGACTAGCCGCTAGGGTATCTGAGGGCAGCGCATCCGTAAAGTGCGGTGCCCTCTGTCGTAGGAGGGAAGCCGATGGAGGAAGCTGATGCACCTGATCCTGGACGGCGTGGCGACGAACCTGGGCCTCATTACACAGGTAGCCGAACTCAAGGATTGGCTGTCCGCAGCCGTCGAAGCCATAGGCATGACGGTGATAGACGGGCCGGGGGTGATCAACTTCCCCGGTCAGCCACCCGGCCTCTCGGGGGTGGTCATATTGGCCGAGAGCTCGATCACGGTCCACACGTTCCCCGAGACAAACGTGGTGATGGTCGACATTTTCAGTTGTAAGGACTACGACGTGGACAAGGCAATTCAGATGGTCAGGGACACCTTTCGCCTGGTGGAGTATGGCGTGAAGGTTGTCCGCCGGCCGCTGGACATGTCAAGGCTGGTGCCAACGTGGAGATGAGGGTATGAGAGAGAACGAGCAAGAGCGGACGACACGAGGCAAGCAGGCGTACTTGGACATATGGGTGACAGGTACGGTGCACACGATCACGGAGGCCTGTGAGAAGAGCGGGGTGAGTAGGCCAACATACTATCGCTGGCTGGACGAGGACGCGGATTTCAAGAAGGCGGCGTTGGAAGCGGAGCAGGCCGGCAGAAAGACCGGTGTCGAGAGAATCCGGGCAAAGGGTATGAGTCTCGCGCAGCAAGGCGACCAACGGCTGATTTGCTACTTCCTGGACCGGCTCGACCCGGAATGTGCCCCCAAGGTGTACTCGGAACAGCGGATTAGCGGCGAAATCACGCTGAAGGATATCAGGGAGAAGGCGGATGACTCCGGTTGATGTGGACGACGCCAAGGCCATCATGGGCCGGATTGCGAGAGACCCGGTCTTCTTCGTGCAGGAAGTCCTGGGGGGCGACCTGTGGGAGATGCAGGCGAAGATACTGGAGGCGGTGCGCGACTTCCCGCGAGTGGCCGTCAAGACGTGCAGCTCCTCCGGCAAGTCCTACGACGCGAGCTGCGTCGTGCTCTGGTTCCTGCTCAGCTTCCGTCCATCGACGGTAATCACCACGGCGCCGACCCTCCGCCAGGTGAAGGACATCCTATGGAGGGAGATCCACGCCCGCCATCATAGCTCGAAGATCCCCATCGGCGGCACGCTACTGACGACCGAGCTGGAGTTCGACGAGGCGACCAAGTGGTTCGCCATCGGCCTGACCACAAAAGAAAAAGAGCGCTTCCAGGGGTTCCACAACACGCACGTCCTCGTTGTAGTCGATGAGGCCTCTGGAGTGCCAGAGGAGATATTCGATGCGATCGAGAACCCGCTCTCCTCCGGTTTCACACGGCTGCTCATGATCGGCAACCCGACGCAGCCAGAAGGGGCCTTCAAAGAGGCATTCGACGACCCCGACAGGTACTACCAGATCAGCATCTCCGCCTTCGACACGCCCAATTTCACCCACTTTGGAATCACGCTGGACGACATAATCGCCGATACATGGCGAGAGAAAATCAGCGAGACGCTTCCCAGGCCGTATCTCATAGGCGCCGAATGGGTGGCTGACCGCTGGAAGAAGTGGGGACCTGATTCGTCGCTGTGGACATGCTACGTCATGGGCAACTTCCCCACAGAGTCCCTCAATACGCTGATCCCGCTGTCCTGGATCGACAGGGCGGTGAGGCAGGAGCTTGAGGCGGTGGGCGGCGTCGTGTTCGGCATAGACACTTCGGCGACGACGAGACGGCGGTTGAGGCTCGCCAGGGCCCGAAGGTGATCAATCAGGTCGCTTGGCAGGGGATGGACACGACCGCGACGGTAGAGAGGGTCGAACAACTGTCCCGACTGTATTACCCCGCTCGCCTGAACATCGACAACGCACCCGTCGGCGCTGGTGTAATCGACCTTCTCCGCAAGAAGGGCTACCCGGTCTTTGCCGTCGACGCGGCCGGTATGCCCAAGAAGCGCGAGACGTTCGTCAACATACGAGCCGAAATGTTCTGGAATCTGCGGACGCTCTTTCAGAACGGCGAGATCGACATACCCGACGACCCTGTGCTCCAACACCAGCTAGCCACGCTCCGGTATGACATGTTCAAGAGCGATTCCAGGCTCTACATCGAGTCCAAGAAGGACATGCGAGCTCGCGGGCTAGGCTCGCCGGACAGGGCTGACGCACTAGCCCTGGCCTTCTATGACTACGAGGGCGCCGGCTCACCAGGGGCAGGGGGCGGCAAGCGGCGGCAGAAGCATTACAGCTAAGGGGTAGAGGGATGCCAGACGAGATGCTGACGAAGGTCGCGGAACGCGAAAAGAAGTTCGAGGAATTGTGGCTACGCATGGACGCCGACCTGGACCTCTTCGACCTGGCCAAGTTTCAACTGACCGACTACGACGGCGAAGTCGTCAAGTGGGCACAACACGTCACTCTGAATGACCCCAAGGTATTCGCCGAGCGGGTTGTGGCGATCCTGTCAGGAGCCCGGCCTCAATGGGAAGTGAAGCTCCGCGGCGTTGAGGCCGACGAAATCACCACGAGCATCGAGCGGTTCATCCAAGCGATGTTCTACGAGGCCGACGAGCTGCTCTACCAGAAGATGCTCGACCCGCTCCATGAGTTCTCCAGCTTCTCAGCGGCGATCCGGGGCTGGCCGACGGCGCGGGTGGAGGTCTATCGGGACGAGGAGAGCAACGTCAAGTTCGACATTCTACCCATGGACCCTCGTTACCACGTATGGGAAAGCGGTCCCAAAGGCCTGCTATGGTCGGCCTACAAGACCAGCCGCTCTCGGGAAAGCGTCGAGGATGAGTACGGTGCCGTCGATCTGCCAGCTCACCACCCGCCAGGCGCCGATGTGGTTCTTACTGACGTGTGGACGCCCGATGAGAACATTATCTACGTGTCAGACAGACAGATTCACAGACGGGATAATCCGTTCGGCTACGTGCCGGTGATCATTGAGCCGGTGCGACTGAGGGGGCTTGTCGGGGGGCCACACGACGACCGTCTCAAGAAGTACGGCGACAGCATCTTCGCCGCAGACCGCGGCCTATACGCCGATCAGAACGCCGTCGCGACAATCCTGCAGACGCTCAATATCCTGTCATTCCGGCCGCCGCTCGGCATGCAGATTGAACCAGGAGCCGAAATGCCCGAGGAGTACCCTGCCGAGCCTGGCACTGTGACCGAGGTTGCCGAAGGCGAGGCGATCAAGGAGTTTCCGACCGGCGACGTCAGGCGATCGGCGCCTTTGTTCTACTCAATCATCAACGGGTGCATCCAGCGCGGGTCACTGGTTTACACCGAGTATGGCAATCTGCAATTCACGCTCTCGGCGGTAGCGATCGAGAGGCTGGAGCAGCACCGCGACCAGGTGTTCGTGCCACGATTGAAGGCGTTGCAGCGGCTGTACCAGCGGTGCGCAATGATGGCCATAGAGCAGTTCGTCAAGCTCGAGAAAGAGGTCGAGATCGGGCAATACGGCGAAGAGATAGCCCTTGCCCCAAAAGACCTCAAGAAGCACCAGTTGCGAATCAACTGCCGGCTGGCGACGAAGAGTCCGGAGAAAACAATCGCTTCCTACTCGGTCGCTCAGGGGGCTAGGGAGTTCCTCTCGGGGGACACGGTGCGCCGTGAAGTGCTGGGCCTTGAGGACCCGAGTGGAGAAGAGGCGAAGATACTCGACGAGCTGTCGGCACAGCTCAGCCCGCAGATCATGAAGTACAAGCTGGCGCTCGCCAAGCTCAGGCTGGCGGAGGACCTGGAAGGCCGAGACAAGGATGCGGCCTTGGCAGAGGCGCGGATCATGCTGTGGGAGCTTCGGCAAGAGGGGATCAATGTCACTCAGACCGGCAAGGTGAAAGGCATCCGCAAAGCGGAGCAGCCGACGCCAGAGGCGACCCAGGCGTTACCTTCCGGCCAGGTCAACACCCCGAAGGCTCTTGAGCAGGCTCGGCAGCCGACAGAGGGTCAGGAAGTCGAGCGTGAGGAAGAAAGGACCATGCGAACGCTGATGAGTGGGGTCGAG